CAGCTTAGCTAATCAGATGGATAATCTAAAGGCAGAGGTTGAGGCTTTTACTGCTAATCCTCCCAAGAATCTGCAGGATTTCCTTGGTGATATGCAAAGTATAACTGCTGATATAGAGAGTGTTAGTGATACCGTTCACTACTATAGACGAATAACTGAATTGAGAAAGGCTAAGCTTAATCCTGCTGACTTTGATAACTTTGAAGTCGGTAGTGCTAAGATGCTGGCTGAGTATATGGAAGTATCAGAAGAGTCACTGACCAAGATGATGAATCAGTTGATGGAGAATGCTAAGGCAGCAGGATTAACTGATGTTCAGTTAGCTCGCTTAACAGATTTATATTCTATAACTCGTCTAAGGTTTCAGAATATCTTAGCTACTCGTGATAAGCTAGCTGAGATAGAGTCTGTTATTCCTAGGACTCCTAGACGATTGAGGAATGATAAATTCTGGGCTAGCCAGAGAGCTACTAAATCTACTATCTGGGATGAGTATGATACTGTAGCTAGAAAGCTTGAGAGCATGGAGCTAGGTGCTAAGCGGAACTTCTTAATGTCTGTAGATAAGTCAGTGTTTGTCCCTGACTTTGTTCCAGAAGTAACTGGAGAACTTACAGCAAATCATATAGCTTATCTATATGGTGCAACTGGAGATGACTTATATCGGGGACTGACAAGAGTCCAGCATCATATAACTACTACTCCAAAGGAAGACTTCATCCTTCATACCAAAGATCAAGCATCTGCTTATGCTGCTAAGTTTGGTAAGACAGCAGAAGAGCTGGGATTCACAGATGAAGCAATAGGCGAAGTATACGACCAGATGTGCAGGAGTCTAGGTTGGAATCCTGATATACTGACACCAGACTCTCCTACAGCAATGCAGCTAGAGGAGATTAGACAGGAGATATATAGATTATACGCTACTACTAAGATTCCTGAGTCAGATGTTATCAAGTGGAGGCAGTATGTAAAAGCTGTAGCAGATGGAGTTGCAGATACATCAGCATATAAGGGAGTGGCAGCTGTTACTCCTACTGTCATGGAGACTGGTCAGCCTTTCACTATCAAAGCCTTCCGTGGTACTAAACTAAGAGGGGAGCCTCCAACTGATGAAGGTCTTGTAGGTAAGGCTCAGTATTGGTCTACTGACCGTAAGGTAGCAGAAACCTATGATACTGTGAGGGAAACTACCATAAATCTTCAGAAGCCTTATGTTATCAAGACACAATCTGAGTGGGATACATTCTCACTGAGAACTAAGGAACTAAGAGGTATAGCCGAGAAGGAGGGCAGAACTGAGGACTGGGTGCAGGCAATGCTGAGGAGTCAACTTGAGAATGAAGGCTATGATGGAGTAATCGTAGAAGCTGGCATTGTTGAGAAGGGAAGACAGATTGCAGTATTTCATCCTGAGAAAGCAGCAGTAATTATTCCTCCTACTGCAGTTGTTCCTACTGGTGTATCTGGCACTCCTGACTGGTGGGCTAAGAAGGAGCAAGCTGCAATTAAGGGTAATGAGATGCACCATCTAGCTTACCCAGATTACGACCATGCTAATATGATTGATGAGTCTATGCGAGCTATCTTTCCTTTTTGGAATTATGAACTCTTCCGCTGGAAGTGGATACCTAGAACCTTTATGAGAACACCAGGCACTATGTCAGCACTAGCCAGATATGTAGAAAACACTGATAGTGGCTATGTTCCTATCCCTGGAACTGACTTGCAAGTCAATCCGCTCAGAGGCACTATCTGGATGGGCGGTTTGAGAAGCTTCTACCTGAGGGACTTTCCAGAATACCATGATGCTGCACCAGGCGTAGAATTCCTTGACTATATTGGTAGAGCAGGATTCTTCCCAGGCATTCATGTTATGCTTCCAGTCGTGATGTTTGGTGCTGCTGGTAAGCAACCACAGCTTGGCCAGCTGGCTCCTGCTTGGATTAAGACAAGTCTCAGTGCACTAAGAGCGTTATCTCCTGAGCATATAGGTAAGGTACTGGATATAGTATATCCTGACCGCTTCCGAGATTATATGACTATGATGACTCTAGGCAGCATGGGATATGATGCTGATGAGATTTGGAAGAAGAAGCAGCAGGGCATAGCATTGACTCCTGATGAAGAGAAACTATGGTTGCAGGCTGAAGCTAAGGTAGATGGTGTCAAAGGTATCCTTATGAATCAGACAGGGCTATTCAGAATTAGGCCTCAGGACTTCCTTCAGGTTAGGAAAGAGATGCGACTAGCTATTGAGGAAGCAACTGGTGTTCCTATAAAGACTCAGGAATGGATAGATAAGATGTATCCTGTAACAGGCAAGCGATTCACAGATTACTATCATCTGGATATTCTACAGCAGGCCTTACTCTATCAGTGGGAATCTTATCGTAGATATCAGGGTATTACAACTCCACTGTATCCTTCCAGCTGGCAGGCATTAGATATTAAGATTAGCGATTACTATGATGAGCTAAATAAAGTATACAATGATGCTAGATATGTTGGAGTATATGAGGATGGAAAGCTGGTTCAACCTAGCATAGTTGATATTAACCGACAGCTAGTAGAAGGTATCATAGGTCCTAGTCAGTGGATAAGTATGCGTAACAATATACAGGATGGACTATCCGAAGCAGTCCGAATACTTGGTAAGTCTCCTGCTTATAAGGATGTGCCTAAGACATTTGAGGAAAGAGCCGCACTGCTAGAGGAAAGAGGAATAGTTACTCCTACTCAGACTCCTGACCAGGAGTTGCTATACTACTATTATGAACTGAGGCCTGAACTCAAATACAACTGGGAGTCAGATAGGATGGAGCTTGACTATGATACTTATTATGCTTATGTGGATGCTCTGCTTGAATCTCTCAGTCCTACATTTCGAGAGCGCTTATTGCAGAGAATTCAGCTTGAGTGGACTCCTATGGAGAAGTTATACTGGAACTTCAGTAGAACCTATGCTAGGCCTTATCGTAATCTGAGAGATATTGTACTAAGGGAATATACTGATGAGCAGGTCAAGCTTATTCGTAGATTTGAAGTAGCCAGAGGAGATGAGCGGGAGCAACTGTTAGAAGTTATGGGGCCTGAAGGAAAACTTATAGCAGGCTATCAGAGGAAGCTTAGGGAAGCTAGACTGCGACTCCGATTACTTGACTCTGAGCTTGATGCCTGGCTATATTTCTTTGGCACTACAGATAAGTTTATGTCTACTGAAGCTGAAGAAATCTATAATGACTTAAAGAAGCAGTATCTCATACCAGAAATGGTAGGTGAGGCAAAATAATAACCGCTGATTATATTATCCTTGACACCCAGCTCTGCGTATGATATACTGAAAGAAGATAGGAGGCAATATGACTATTGAGAACCAAGGTAAAGACCCTGGTGCTGCTGGCAGTCCAAGTCCTACTTCTACGCCAACTCCTGCCGCTCCTAAGGTAGAACTCAAAGATGGCTCTATCTTAATGGATGGTAGGAAGATGGTTGCAGAGTCTGACCTAATAGCTGCTAAGCTGAGCTTAGAGTCAAAACTTGAGAAAGCACAAGCAGCTCATAACGAAGCCATAGATACGGCTAAATTGGAGCTGTCCGCTGCTCAACAACAAGTTGCGAGTCTAAACGCTGAATTAACAGAAGCCAAAGAGGCCAGTAAGACTGGTGCAATCCCTGATGAGGAGGTTGCGAGAATCAAGCAGGACCTAGCAAATGCCAATAATTTGGTAGCGACTTTGCGGACTGATGCAGGCAAGGCGCTGGAATACCGAAGAGCACTGCTAGCCATGCAGTATCCAGGTGTTGTAGATAAGTTAGCAAACAAGACCATGAAAGAGCTTGATTCTTTGGAAGAAGCCCTAAAGGCTTTATCTACAAGCAGAGGCGGTGGGCCTGGTAACTATGCACTAGGAGGTGGCGGAGGGCAACCTCATACTATGTCTGAACAGGAAAGAGCTAGTAAAGTCATAGCTGCAACTCCTGTGCGTGGGACTAGGAATGCTGAACCTGCACTAAAATAAATTGAGAAGGAGTAAATACGATGGCTGATTCTGGAGGGCATTGGGCTAACCTCGCTGCTTTGCAGAAGTTAACTCAATCCTTAAAAGTGCCTGGTGTCTTCGAGGAAGACATCAAGCGAAATAATCCTATTGAAAGAGTATCAGTCGGTCAGGCTGCTAAGACTGGACTCAAAATTGAGTGGCTGAGGGAGAAGTCTACTACTACAGCTACTCTTGAAGCTGCTATAGCTGACGTTGACATTGGCGCTTCTCTTGCCTGGACTGAGGATGTAGACTACGATGAGAAGTCGACTGAACTGAAGCGATGCTATATCCAGCGAAAACTTGACCACTTTGTTGAAGGTATATACGGAACTTACAACAACTATGAGGCCAGGTTACTTCTGGAGTGTGAGAAGGCTCTTAAGCGAAAGCTAGGTGCCAGACTCATCTACGCAGATGTCAACGCCTCTGCCAAGCAGTTTGATGGTGTTCATGCCTGGGTAAGACAGACTAGCGGCGACCTCAGCATAGACCAGGGAGAAGTTGGTCTTAGCCTGCAGAATCTCAGGGTTCTGATAGACGCTATGAAGCTGGGAGTGGACGAGATGTGGATGCCTTTCGAGATTGTGCGAAGAATTGACGCTGCCTACCAGGAGAAAGGATTCCTATATACTGTCTCTGGTGCTACTGAGGTTCACGGTAACTTGAGCTTCCTGACGATGGGCTACAATGAGCTGGGAAAGAGGGTCTTATTCTGGGATGCAGTGCCTATCATAAGGACTGACTTCCTGGTGGCTGAGCAGGCGAATACTGGTCTAACTGCTACTCCTGCTGATGTTAGGACACTATATGATACAGGAAACAAGCAGTACTCTATTATCGCTATTAAGCATGGTAATGTAATGAACCAGGAACCTGGCTTTACTTATGCTTTCGGTGGAACTGAGGGTATTGGGGACTTCTACAAGCTAGTCCGATTCCCTGAGCTTGAGAACTACGATGCTGGAGGTATCAGGATAGTCAACTATGGAGCTGC